CGTGGCCATGGCCATTGGCCAAGCCGCCTTCGCCTACCCCGAGCAGGACCACCTTGGCCACATCCAAGCCCACTTGGACTTCGCAAAGAGTCCGATCTTTGGCGGCAACCCCATCATCGCGCCAGCGTACCTGCCCAAGGCGGTCGAGCACATCAAGCAGCACATCGTGCTGTGGTACTTGAACCGCATGACGGGCTACGTGCAGAAGGCCATGGGCGAGAAGCTGGACGACTACGAGTTGCAAAAGGACCCCAAGGCCGTCGACAAGCTGTTTGCGCTGGCATCGCAGCACGTCGAGATGGACGCGGACCAAACGCTGGCTGGCATCATGCCCGTGATCGAGCAGTTGATGCAGGGCCTCCAGAAGTTCAAGCCTCAGCCACAGATGACGCCAGACACCAAGGTGCTGCTGGACACCAGCATGGCCGAGACCCAGCGCCGCGCCAAGCGCGACGAGGCCGAGATGGGCCTCAAGGACAAGGCTTTGGCAGCCAAGATCGAGATGGACATGGCCAAGCTGGAGCAGGACCAGCAAGAGGCGATGGAAGAGCTGCAAATGCGCTTGGCCATTGCCACCAGCGACCAAGAGATGAAAGAACGCATCGAGACAGCCCGCTTAACACGCGATGCGGCAAAGCTCAATTTCGAGCAAACAAAGGCTGTACCAACCCAAGGAGACCGTTATGGCTACGAGTGATCAAGAGCAAAAGGGCATCAATGTGCCTCAGCACAAACGCATGGCTATGGGCGAAAAGCTCGATGGCCAGAACATGAAGGGCAGCCCCGCCCCAACCAAACAGTCAGGAGGTCTGTCACAGGCTAAGAAAAAATGAGAACCCTCTCCGATCTGATCGGTGGAATTAAGGCTCGTCAGGCTGAAATAGCCTCGTCCCTCGTTGCTGGTAATGCGACGAACTGGGAGTCTTACATCCGCTTGGTCGGTCACAACGCGGGCCAGGAGGCTCTCGACATCCTAAACAATCTGATGAAAGAAGATGAAGACTATGAGTGATACCCCGGTAGCTTCTAACGAAGCTGAGATGGCTTGGGCTTTTCCGAGCGTAGATCCCGGTGCAAAACCTCTTGGTGGACGACTGCTTGTGCAGCTCCGCCGTACAAAAAAGGCAACAACTGCATCTGGAATTATTTTGGTCGAAGAAACCAAGGAAACCGAAAAGTGGCAAAACATGGTGGCCAAGGTCATCGAGATCGGACCGCTAGCGTTCA